TGTTTACCACAAAATAAAGATTTTTAGAAAGAAAGCGGGAAATGACTATTTTTTCCCGCCTAATACAGTATAGGAGCAGTAAGCGGAACGGTTGTAGCTTACTGCGGGCTACGCTCACGCTACGCCCGTCTAAGGGCTGTAGCGGACTTACCCCTCACTTCGTTGTGACTCGTTCGGGCGCCAAGCCCGATGACGAGGCGCAAGTCGCCTCATTTAGTTGGGTGTAATCTATCTATAATTTAGGAGCCTGCTATTTCTAATAACACTGCTGATATAGCTAAGAGGGTAATCCTTAACGCTGTAGCAGAGGGTATGACTATAGAGACGGCTTGCGGTGAAGCTGGTAAGTCTATGAAGACTTATGAATACTACCGTAGATCCGATAAGGTCTTCGCAGATAAAGTTGATAGAACCCGCCTAGGGCTGCGCTCTAAGAACTTTGCAGCTACCGATGTCCACGACCTCGGCTTTGCCGAGTTCCGCCAGAAGTTCCTTCATCAGACTACCTTTCCTCACCAGCAGAACCTGGCAGATGTTATAGAGGGTAGGGACCCTTCTTGGCACCATCCCGCTATGAAGTTTGAAAAGGGTCTAGCAAGTAACCGTATCCTTATCAACATCCCACCGAATCACGCCAAGTCAATTACGATTACCGTAGATTATGTAACTTGGAAGATAGTCCAGAATCCTAACTTTAGAGTCCTGATAGTATCCCAGACTCAGCAGCTTGCAGCAGATTTCTTATATGCTATCAAGCAGCGCCTTACCCATCCGATGTATGAGACCCTACAGCAGGCCTATGCTGCTGGAGTCGGCTTTAACTCTAAGTCTGCTACCTGGACTACTACTAGAGTCACCTTCGGTGATGAACTCAGAGAATCATCTGAGAAGGACCCAAACCTAGAAGCTGTAGGTATTGGCGGTCAGATATACGGTAAGCGTGCCGATATGATTATTGTTGATGATGCTGTTACCTTAAAGAATGCAAATGAATTTGAAAAGCAGATTAGATGGCTTACCCAAGATGTTAGATCCCGTCTTAACCCTACTGGTAAGTTAATTGTTATCGGAACCCGCGTTGCCTCTGTAGACTTATACAAAGAACTACGCTCTCCTGATAGATACCCTGGTGGTCTGGTCCCTTGGACATATCTGGCTATGCCAGCATTACTTGAAACCAATGAGGACCCCACCAAGTGGGTAACTCTCTGGCCTAACTCAGACCAACCCTTTGATGGGCAGAAAGACTCTGATAAGACCGAAGAGGGTTTATATCCTCGCTGGAACGGTAAGCATCTCTATGCAGAACGTCAAGCTATGGATGCTCAGACTTGGGCTTTAGTTTATCAGCAGCAAGATGTTTCAGATGATGCCACCTTTGACCCTGTATGTGTAAAGGGCTCTATTGATGGTATGCGTAAATCAGGTAGGCTCCAGATGGGAGCCCCAGGCCATCCTAAAGATTTAACTGGTTTTTCTTTTGTATGTGGACTAGACCCTGCAATGGTTGGTGATACCGCCGCTATCTGCTACGGCGTAGATCGTGTTACTCATAAGCGCTACATTGTAGATGCTATCAAGATTACTAGACCAACACCTGCTCAGATTAGACAGTTGATTATTGATTGGACTAACGTCTATGCTCCTGCTGAATGGGTAGTAGAGCGTAACGCTTTCCAGTCCTTCCTAACTCAGGATGAAGGTATCAGACAGTTCCTTGCATCTAAGGGAACAGTACTTAGAGAACATCATACTGGTAATAACAAATGGGATGCAGGCTTTGGTGTAGCTTCTATGTCAACCTTGTTTGGAACTAAGCAAGCCGATGGTAAGCACCACAGAGATAACATTATTCATCTCCCATCAGATCAAACCGAGAATGTCAAGGCTTTAATAGAACAACTTATTACCTGGTCACCCACTACTAAGGGTAAGACCGATATGGTGATGGCTCTATGGTTCTGTGAGATTAAAGCTAGAGAATGGCTTAATAACGGAATACATACCACACACCATCTAAAGAATCCATTTTTGTCTCGCTACGAACGAGGCAAGCGTCTAGTAGTAAACATAGACGAGCTGTTAGCAGAACAACAACGTCAATTCATCTAAGGAGCAATTATGCCAAAAGTAGGAAAAATGGAATTCCCATATACGCCAAAAGGTAAGAAGGCCGCTAAGTTGGCTAAGAAGAAAGCTGCTACTAAGAAGATGGGCAAAAAGAAATAATGCCAAATAAGCCAACGCTTGATGATTTTATTACTAAGAAGAAGAAAGTGCCTTCTAAGAACAAAAAGTATCCTGGAGATACAGACGTTAAACTACCAGGCTTTAAGAAGAAGCCAGTAATTAAACTTAAGAAAAAGAAGTAAGGATAAATGCTTACAACCAAAGAGGTTATTGCTAAGGTATCACGGTTACAGACTAAGTACTCAGCGCGTGATCAGCGTATGCGTGACGTGCTATCTGTGCGCCAAGGAGATATAAGCAAGGTTTATCCTGCTATGTTCTCTGAGGAATACCCAAAACCTCTGGTTGCTAACTTCGTAGATGTAGCTGCACGCGACCTAGCAGAGGTAATGGCACCACTACCATCATTTAACTGCGCTGCTACCAATATGGTTTCAGACTCTGCACGCAAGGCAGCAGATACTAGAACTCGTATTGCAAACTACTTTGTATCAGGCTCAGAGTTACAGATTCAGATGTATCAGGGTGCTGATTGGTTTAATACTTATGGAATGCTACCAGCAATGGTAGAGATGGATTATGAAACAAACAATCCTAGAATCCGTCTATTAAATCCTTTTGGTGTCTATCCTGAGATGGACCGCTTTGGTCGCTGTATCTCAATTACTCAAGTAATGAATACCGATGCAGAGACTCTAGCAATGCAGTATCCAGAGTTCTATAATCAAATTATTACAAACAGGAACTATGCAAATAGCTCTCCTTATATCACAATGATTCGTTACCACGATAAGGACCAAGATTTAATCTATGTTCCAGATCGTAACAACTTAGTTTTATTAAACCTACCTAATGCCATTGGTAAATGTTTAGCCCGCGTTGCAATGCGTTCATCCCTAGACGGAGAAGCACGCGGTCAATTTGATGATGTTCTAGCAGTACAACTTGCTCGAGCTCGCTTTGCAGTATTGCAGATTCAAGCAGCAGAGAAGTCTATCCAAGCACCTATTGCTATTCCGCAAGATGTACAGGAACTAGCACTTGGCCCTGATGCGATTATGCGTTCTGCTAATCCGCAAGGTATCCGCCGTGTTCCATTAGAACTTCCACCTGGAGTCTTTACTGAGTCAAGCGTACTAGAGCGAGAACTACGTTTAGGTTCACGCTATCCAGAAGTACGTAGCGGTAATGTTGATGCTTCAATCATTACAGGTCGCGGAGTACAAGCCCTACAAGCTGGCTTTGATACTCAAGTTCGTGCAGCACAAGCGCAGTTTGCAAGACTATTTACTGAGCTAGTATCTCTCTGCTTTGAGGTGGATGAGAAAATCTTTGGCAATATGACCAAGGAAATCAAGGGAGTAGATGACGGTACTCCGTTTAATATGAAGTATGTACCAAGTCGTCAGATTGCTGGCGAGTATGGTGTAGATGTTCGCTACGGCATTATGTCTGGTATGAATCCAAACAATGCCATTATTGCTTTACTACAGATGCGAAGCGACAAACTTGTATCAAGAGATTATGTACGCAGAGAAATTCCTATGGAGTTAAATGTCACTCAAGAAGAGCAGCGTGTGGATATTGAAGAGATGCGTGATTCTTTGCGTCTTGCTGTTGCTCAGTATGCTCAGACCATTCCAGCACTTGCAGCCCAAGGTCAAGATCCTTCTCAGATTGTTTCTAGAATCGCCGAGGTTATTAAGGGTCGCCAAAAAGGTAAACAACTTGAGACGATAGTTGAAGAAGTATTTGCTCCAGAGCCAGCTCCAGAAGTCCCAACAGAAATGATGGGCGAACAAGTTCCAGCAGCAGGTATGGCCCCCGTTCCTGCCTCGCAGCCAACTCAAGAACAAATGGGTGCGGCCCCTGCTGCTGGCTCTCGTCCAGATATTGCTACATTACTCGCATCTATTGCAGGGTAGGGAGGTGTAAAATGAAAAAAGGTGGTCGTGCAAAGGCTCCAATGGCAAAGCCAACTGAGGGCAAGAAGGATATGAAGAAACCAGCAGGAGGCAAAGTTGCTTTTGGCTATGCTGGCAAAGCTCGTAAAGGCAAGAAGGCTTAGTTTTATAGTGAGAGGATAGAGCGTGGAAGATAAAGATTACGTACCACGCTCTGTCACTCTCGCAGATTTCTTTGTAATCGTATCAGGTTTCTTTGTGAATATAGTCCGAGCTGTAGAGATGCTCGCATCAGAACTTTTAGATTTAGCAGTGTATAACGCAAATAGAACAACGAAGGTTTCCAAAGTGTGGGAACAATTTACATCAGATTTAGAAAAGATGGAGGATCCAAATGGCTAGAGGCCCACTCGCAGGAGCAGCAGGCCCAGGCAAATTCTCCAAGAGGACAGATGGAATGTCTTTCCAGTCCACAGAGTATGGCTCAGGTGTAGAGAACACTGCTAATAAAGCAGGAGCTCCACTAGCAACAACTCCAGATGTACGTGCAACATCTCGTTCAGAGATGGGTATGGCTCCAAGTCAAATGCAACCAGTAACTTCGCTATATGCTCCATCGCAACGTCCAGATGAACCAATTACTTCTGGTATTGCAATGGGTGAAGGCCCAGGACCAGAAGCACTTGCAATGACAGGTATTCAAACAGAAAAACTATCAGACATCTTAGCAAAGATGCTTCCTTATGATCAATCAGGTGAGGTAGAGATTCTCTATCAGCGTGCATTAGCGCGAGGTATGTAGTGCCACAAAATTCAATCACATCTTCAGCAGCGCAAGCTGGCCTTACTGCAAAACAAAAGGCTCAGGTTGATGGTTTACAAAAGTTATTAGACTCTCATAAGGGTCTATTATCGCTGCCTGCACCTGCTGCTCAACAAAAGTTTCAATCATTACCACAAGAACAACAGACTGCACACGTTGCATTGTTCGGTGGAGATGATAATGAAGCTCCAGAGCAAAAGCGCGGTTGGCTTGGTGGTGCTATTCACTATGCAGGTCAAGGTGTTAAGCAAACTATAGGTCGTGTATTTAGCGGATTAAACGAAGTATCAGATTTTATGACCCGTGTTTATCGTACGGGCGCTATCGCTGTTGACCAAGGCGTAGACCTTGACAAGGCATTCAAGATAGCAAACGATAAAGGTGACCAAGTATTTAGCCCTACTCGCCTTGCAGATGCTCGTAACAAGTATGGCTCAGACCGTATTAACGTAGCAGTTAAGGTTGCACAAGGTATCCCATTAGACCAGATTATCGCTGGTGGTACAGATGCTGAAAAGCAGATTGCTGCAGAAGCAGCAAAGGGTCAAGATAAACTCTTTCAAGATGCACTTGACAAAGTACAAGCTGCTAAGTATTCACCTGGTCGTCAATTAGCAAACCTATTGCTTCCAGAAGGTTTGGAAGGTTCAGGGTTTCTATACAAAGGTATCTCAGGTTTTGTAGATGCTGGATATCGAGTCTTTGCAGATCCTACACTTTTACTAGGTAAAGCTAAAAAAGCCTACGATACTGCTAACTATGCCCTATTCAAAATAGCAGGAGATGCAGGCGCTGTAGATAAAGTATTTCAAAACAAGAATG